TTAATTTTTTGTATTCTTTACATTTACTGCATTTCTTTTCCATATCATATTTTTTATACATCAAATATAACATAATTTTGCGACATATTTGCGACATTCCTTAGAGATTCACGATTTATTTTGTTGAAAACTGAAAAAAAAGTTGAAAAAGTTTTGCAGTTGTGAAACTTATTCCGATATTCGCAGTATAAATTTAAAAAACACCGCTATGAAAAAACAAGAAATGATTAAAATTATGATTGCAGAGGAGAAGCAATTATGGAAAGAAATGATGGAATGCATTGATAAACTTGGAATGCATGATCCAATTACGGATATGCAAATTGCAAGATGGTCAGCTGTTAATAAACTAGTATGTAAACTTAGAGGAATATGAAAACACTAAACGACTCACAAAAGGACATCCTTGGGGGTGCAATTGCATTCACATTATTTTGGACTGTGATGCTTTACTTTGTAGCAACGCAACCAAACTATGCAAGTTCACCGAAAGCTCCGCAAATCGAAGCAAAACACGTTCAATCTCCCGTATTAGAGAAGTATGGGGAACTCATCACTAAAAACTCAGCGAAATGAATTGGCTTAAAGAAATAAAAAGAATTGATTTGGACTTCATGGATGTGGATCACCATTCAATGGATGCTCATTATAAAATTGGCACCGTATACTTCATTGTCAAGATTGATTGGTGGAAGGATAACTATGATTATGAAACCTGTAAATATGATATTGACATCAATGTCAAGAGTGGTGTATGGTTTACCGATGATTTGGAAGGTGAGCACGTCATGGAGTTCGGTCCAGGATACAAGGAATGGATGATGTCGATGCTTGACTGCATGATGGATGAGTATGAGTTCCTAAGTGAGTACACTTGGGGGAATGATAACGATGAAATTGATTGGGAAGAATATGGTATTTAAGTTACAAAGGATGGTGAAGTTTTGGACAACGAAGTCATCACACGAACACATCAGAGGTACATTCAATGAGGAACTGTACAAAAGAATTTGCGAAATAAAATTTAATCAGACGTTATGAGCTACAAAAGAAAAGAAAACTACGAAGCATCAATGCTTGGAATCGCCATAAGTTTAGTAATCGCAGGAGTGTTAATCATAGTAAAACTAATATCATGTATAAATTAAGTTATTGCTCAGGGAAAACAGTCATCCAATCCTGGACCTTCCCATCCAAAGCATTGTGCTATTGGAAGAAATCAGAGCTCTTGAATCAAGGATTGTGTACGGTTGGGAAGTTTAAAGTTGAGCCGGTATGAATCAGCATCGAATCATGAGAGTAATCAAGCTCATTGAATTCCTGAAGGATAAACCTCGACACATCCACACGATGAGCAGATATCTTCAAATCGGTGAACGATCAGTATACCGATACCTCAAGATGTATGAACAACTCGGATACCAAGTGGAGAAGGATATTAATAAAAAATACTTTATCAAATGAAACTATCAACCAAACTAATCGCAATTGTTGGAATCCTTCCGGTACTTGGTGACTTTATTGAGGACATGAATGATGAGAAGATATTCACCAAAGCAATCAAGATGAGAGCCAATCATCTCTTGGATGAGATACGCAAATCAGATAAAAAATTCCTTGATGATGCAGGAATTGAAATATGGAATCAGCAAATGGATATACAAATGGCCTTCAGACAATGGCTAAAACAAGCAGAAAATGAACAAGCAAGATAAAATAAAAGCAATCAAACACATCATCCAACGAGATGCATTGGATGTAACGAGTCGACACCAGGTATTGACAATGAGGAGAAGATATCTAATGGCTGAATTGAGAGCATTGAATCTCCCATTTCATTCCATTGGTGAATATTTCAATCGAGGTCATGCAACAGTGATGCACAACATCAAACAACATTATTGGTCCGTTGAGAGTGGTGATCTATATTACATCACAGTCATCCAGGATGATATTGATGAGCTTCAGGGGAGTGCTCATGTAAAGAAATTACGATTTTTAAAAGATGATATCCTAAAATGTAGGTCATACAATCAGCTCAAATCAATCAAGAGGAGAGTGTTGAGAGGTGAATATGAGGAATTGTTATCACAAGAGCAATAAAATAGGTACTTTGGTACACATTTTTCCTCATATACTTATACTTATTTAATTATTCTGAGAATCGTGAAAATAAATATTTTGAAAAAATACCAAAAAAACGTGAAAATGTGTACCAAAAACGCTGAAACACTAATAAACACTAGGATTTGGTAGGTACACATTTAGGTACACATTGAGGTACTAATTAAAAATAAAGTGTATTTTCTTATTGTATTGAAATAATTAGTATTTTTGTTGAGGGGTTGTCGGAGGCATCCACTTAAAAGGTTTTCACTGTTCCTTTCCCCCTCTTTTTTTTAACAGTGAATTAAAACAGTATTATGATCGTATCAATTTTTAAGAAGGTAACGGATACCACAAATCCATTCAACAAGTCAGCTATTTATTGCCTCGAAAGAATCCGAGATGGTAAGTCAAAAGAATTGGTTGAACAAATCAGAGCTTGTTCCACGAAGGATGAGCAGAAACAATACAAGAATCAGCTTCCTGGAGTTTGCTTCAATGGGACTTTCAAGAGTCGTTCAGTGAAAGGCATCGAACAAAGGTCAGGATTAATGGTTTTGGACTTTGATAACATGAGCCACACTGCTGAGGCAATCCAATTCAAGGATGCGTTGATGTTCAACAACTATGTTTTCAGTGCATGGATATCACCAAGCGGAAAAGGAGTGAAAGCATTGGTAAAGATTCCAACTGAGGGAGATTTCAAAGGGTACTTTGATGCCTTGAGAACTTACTTTGATTCTGATTATTGGGATAGCTCAGGGAGTAACCTTGACCGCTTTTGTTTTGAGTCATATGATCCGGATATTTACATCAATCAAGATTCATTGATTTGGACTGAAAGTGAAGAGCCGGAGATTGAAGAGATTGGTTCAATGGATGTGATGATTCCAATCAAATCGGACAATCGCATCATTGATAACTTGATGAAATGGTGGGAACGGAAGTATGGAATGATACCAGGTGAGAAGAATAACAACCTCTTTAAACTTGCAGCTGCATTCAATGACTTTGGAATCAACAAAAGTGAATGCGAGAATGTTATGCTTCGCTTTGATGAAGGTGGAAAGGATAACGAGATTCGCAAGATAATCAAATCAGCATATTCAAAGACATCCCAATTTGGGACCAGGTACTTTGAGGACAATACTTCAAAGGCAAAGATTGAAAAACACATCAGAGCAGGTAAAAAAACCAACGACATCATCAAACTACTCCCCGAATTTACTCAAGATGAAGTTGAGAAGTGTGTTGATGCAATCAAAGAAACGGGAAACATTGAGGACTTTTGGACTTATAATAGTCAGAATCGAATTCAGTTGAGCATTCATCAATACAAGTTTTGGCTCCAACAAAACAATTTCTTCAAATACTTTCCTGCTGATTCCAATACTTACTCATTCATTAAAAAGGAGCAGAATCTAATTGAGGAAACCAATGAGAAAAGAATCAAGGATTTCACCCTCAGCTCACTATTATCAAGAGAAGAGATTGGATACCAACCATATGATTTGATGGCAGGTGCGACAAAATACTTCACATCTGAATTCCTTTCCATGTTGGATAGTGCTCAAGTTGAAATGATGGAGGACACTGCGGAGAAATGCTATCTTTATTACCGCAATTGTGCGGTGGAAATTACCAAGCAGGGAATATTCAAGCATGAGTATATTGACCTGGATGGATATGTTTGGAAGAGGCAGATAATTGACCGAGAATATATTGCGAGTGATCACCATCAAAGTGAGTTTAGAACATTCCTATGGTTGGTAAGTGGTAAAGATTCAGCGAAATATAACTCATTCAAGTCAGTGATTGGATACTTGATGCATTCATACAAGACCTCAGCGAGTAACAAAGCAATCATATTCAATGATGAAACCATCTCAGAGAATCCGAATGGAGGAAGTGGAAAGGGATTGTTTTGGAATGCTCTTGCAAAATTAAAAAAGGTAGCTTCAATCGATGGTAAAACATTTGAATTTACCAAAGGATTCCCTTATCAAACAGTGTCAACCGATACGCAGCTACTCGTGTTTGATGATGTCAAAAAGAACTTCAACTTTGAGAATCTCTTCTCATTGATTACTGAAGGAATCACATTGGAATACAAAGGTCAGGATGCCATCAAGATACCAGTGAACAAATCACCGAAGATTATCATCACAACCAACTACACAATCGGTGGAGTGGGTGGCTCATTTGAGAGAAGGAAGTTCGAAGTGGAGATGAGTAACTATTTTGGTCACACACGATCACCATTGGATGAGTTCGGTCATATGTTATTTGATGATTGGAATTCGGAGCAATGGGTGATGTTTGATAATTACATGATTCAATGTTGCCAATATTACCTCAAGCATGGATTGGTATCTCATGAGTTCACCAACCTGGATGTGCGTAAATTCATCAAAGAAACTTGCTTTGAGTTTTACGATTGGTCAAATGATGGGAATCTTCCTCTCAATGTACGGTTGTACAAAGACGAGCTTCATGAGGCATTCACTAATGAATATACTGATTATGCTAAATTGAGCAAAAAGAAATTCAGTCAATGGTTGAGTATCTTTGGTCATTATCATGGGTATTTGATAACCGAGAACAAGACCAACAACCGAAGATGGATTGAATACGGAAAGACCGATAAAACACCAAGTGATCCGGATGACATTTGGGATGAGTTAAACAATAAAGCAAAGGAGATATGATACAAATTGGAGATACAATTCGAGATGTCGAAGATGGTGATTGCTATTTTGAAGGAACCGTAACTGAATTGAATACTTTTGGAGGTGTAAAAACATACCAGGTAACAAGAGTATTTTGGAGTGGAATAGATGAAAAAGATGATGACTATATCGGTAAAGTGATTGAGCCGATGTGGTGGTATATTGAAAAAGCAAAACAAGAACTATGAACAAAGTAAACAAAGAACGAATCAAGGACCTCGAACGAGCTCTCACCAGGGCGAAGTATCCAAAGATGCCATATGTGGATTCATTCCTCACCAATTGGCAGGATAACAGTGCGAATGCTCTCACCAAATCAATATGTGGATTCCTTCAGATGAGTGGATTCCAAGCTGAGAGAATCAATACGATGGGAGTATATCGCAAAAAATACCGCACCGATGGAGTGGAGATGGGAGGACAATGGACAAAGGGAACGGGAACACCTGGCTCGGCAGATATCTCTGCAACCATTCGAGGAAGGTCAGTCAAGATTGAAGTGAAGTATGGGAAGGATAGGCAATCGGAAGCACAAAAAGTATATCAAAAAATGATTGAAGATGCTGGAGGAGTGTACTATATCTCAAGAACTTTTGATGATTTCATCGAATTTTATGATAATTTCATCGCTGAATTAAAATAAATAACTATCTTTATTGAAAATTAACACGCTAAATAATGGAAAAACAAGAGAAAACAGTCGCAACACTGTACCAAAAGTTGCACACTGCTAAGCAGCAGATTGGAAAGGTAGCAAAGAATGCTACGAATCCACATTTCAAAAAGTCATATGCTGACATCAATGCACTGCTAACCGCAGTCGAGCCAATCTTATTGGAGAATGGATTGATTCTACTTCAGCCAATAGTTGGAAATGATGTGGTGACTCGCATCATCGACATCGATTCAGGTGATATGGTTGAATCATTCATGACATTGCCGATTATTACGGATCCACAAAAGGTCCTCAGTGCGGTTACTTATTTCCGAAGAGGAACATTGCAATCACTTCTCTCACTTCAGGCAGTGGATGATGATGGAAAGGCAGCTTCGATTGCAGTTGCTCCCGTTAAACCTGCTCTTGACAATGCGAGATTTGAATCCGCAGTGGCATCCATTCAAGCAGGAAAGTACACCAAAGAGCAATTGATTGAGAAATGGACATTGACTGAGGTGCAACTTAAAGCATTAGAAGTATGAAGTGGCATCCATCCTCCATCGGTAGTTTAATGACTTCACCGAAAAGTAAATCTGAGATACTATCCGCAGGAGCAAAGACCTATATCAAGACAAAAGCGAAGGAGGACTTCTACGGATACCGCAGTGAAATCAATTCCAAGTACATTCAAAAGGGATTGATGCAAGAGCAGGATTCGATTGACCTACTTAATACCGTACGATTCGAGGCATACATCAAGAACACTGTTCGAATAGTGGATGAGTATATGACCGGTGAAGCTGACATCGTAACTGATGACCTCATCATCGATGTGAAAACATCCTGGTCATTGGAAACATTCCCTGCTCTTGCTGAGGAAGGATATGAATCCAAGTATGAGTGGCAGTTGAGAGCTTACATGGCTTTGTATGACAAACCTAAGGCAGAATTAATCTATTGCATGGTAACTACATCCAACGAGCTACTAAACGAGTGGGAGAACTTAGCAATCCATCGTGTTGATCATATCGCACCGGAGAAGAGAATCACCGTACTTTCGTTTGAACGGGACCAGGATAAAGAGAAGGACATGATTGAGAAGCTGAGTGCAGCGACTAAGTATTATAATGAGTATTATAAACTATTAGAAAACAAATAAGATGAAGATAACAATCGAACAATACGAGCACACCGTAACACATGAGGTCCCATTCAATGATGTGGACTTGGATGAGATAGTGAGAATGTTTGAAGGACTGCTCAAGGCAACGGGATATGTATTCAGTGGCAACCTTGAGATTGTGGATGACAGTGAACTAATGGAATTCTAATGAAAGAGAAAACAATCGCAATCATCGGATTCATTTCCGCACTTGCATTACTCATTACCTTGGGAACATTATTCTCAGCATGGGTATTTAAAGGAGCATTTTAAACGTAAACAATAAAAACAAATACAATGGAAAGAGTAACAATCCACGAGATTAAGGAAGTTCACCTAACGATCAATGAGCCGTTTTGTGTGGTGCAAAGATATTCAGATGGTACGTTTCAGTTATATAAAAGCGTAGGTGAAAATAAGGTTATGAAGATTTCCAATCTCATTGATGTTTTTTGCCGAATTAGCATTTTAGACGCATCAGAGGCAAGAACTATTAATATGTGTCAAACGGCCACACAAGCCGACATCGAAGAGGCTCAGAAAATCATTGCAATCTTTAATAACAATCTGTGATGTATAAAGAACTCGCAAAGCTAATCAAAGAGAAAGCGCACGATGTAAGCCAATCAGGCGAACGTGTGCGCTGGCGAATCGAAGGACTGCATATCATTTGCGGTGAGCGTCTTGACTTGTTGATTGAGGGTGATGTTACTATTGACGGCGGTATGTACTACCCTGATAATGAAGAGCCTTATTTCGTCCAACGAGGCATAGACATCGAACTCGAACTATGTGACGCCTTCTACACAAACGGAGACGACAAATTTATTGACCTTGAAACGCTAAAAAAGGAGATAGAATGAAAGTAAGTTTCGACTACGACGGTACGCTGTCCACCGATAAAGGACTAGCACTTGCTAAGAAGGCCGTGAAAGCTGGCGATACGGTCTACATTATAACTGCGCGCGGCAATGTCTCGATCACGATTAAGGCCCGTGCTGCTCAGGCTGGAATTATTCAATCGAATATCTACGCCACGGGAAGCAATACCGCCAAGATCGCGAAGATAAAAGAACTCAACATCAACAAACACTACGACAAAGTAATCAGTGATCTCGATGGACCCGAAACGCTGAAACTCTGGATCACTTGGAAGGTCCGCAAGGTCCATAAGAATGATCTCACTACCGTTTGAGAATTTGATGTAGCTTTCCTGTTGGTTGTAGATGAAGTGTTTTTCAGCTTGCAGCCCCAGCGCGTTGGTCCGCTCAAAGAAAGTTTTGAGCGTGGATTGCTTTAGCCGCTTGAGTTCGGACCGTCCAATTAAGCCGCGAGTGCCTTTGTATTTTAACCTCCGTTTTATCTGCCAATCGCAACCAAGAAACGACTTCCCGCCTGATGCCGCTCCGCCATATAACACCTGTTCGATGTCGTTGTTGATCGATAGCGCCTCAATAGCTTGAAGTTGTTTCGGGTTGTATTGGATTTCGCCTTGCATCACAACTCACTAAGGTATTTCGAGTAAATGAGCCTCTTCCGTTCTTGAACGCACGCTATATCGTACTGCCCCTTTTCAAAGGGTGACATTGCTTCTATCCTCCGAGCATTCAAGTTCTTATCGTTCATCACATTTGCACGGGCACGTTTGGTGTATTCGCGCCACTCTCTATCGGTTAGAAAATCATCCGTCAGTCTACCCGTGTTAAATAGCCAGTCGACAAACATCGGAGCGGTCGTTAACCAAAAGACAGGACGCGCGATGTTCTGTTTGTCGCGCTCGATCATTGCCATCCATTGATCTTCGGTCAACTCGGTGGAAGGTGCTTCAAGTTTGGGCCTTAAATTCGCCTCGGCTTGTCTGTAACGAACCATCGTTTTTGATCTGATCTCGTGGTAACTTCCAAGCAC